GATGGTAGTATAGCTTCTTACAGAATGGCATATAACTATGCAAAACACTTGAATGATACACCATTTATTAAGATTAAAGCAGACCACATTAGAGAATGTATTAAAAGATGTACCAAAGGTAAATCAACTAAAACGAGAATAAAAGTGTTGTTTAACCAAATGTATGAATGGGCAATGGAGAATGACATTGTTAATAAGAACTACGCTACATTCGTTAAAATTGAGTCTAATCCAGAGGATGAAGAATCAAGTCGTGTTCCCTTCACAAACGATGAGATACACAAACTTTGGGAGCATCGAGACATTGATTATGTGGAGAGCATACTCATAATGTTGTACAGTGGTATCCGAATTAAGGAGTTATTCATTCTCAAAAACAAGAATATTAATTTGGAAGAACGATGGTTCAAAACTGGTGTGAAAACGTCAGCTGGTAAAGATCGAATCATTCCAATCCATGATGCAGTGTTACCACTGTTTGAAAAATTGTATGATCCAAACTATAAATACTTCTTCCGTTTTGAAGGTGTTGATAAAGAAGTAACTTATAACAAGTACCGTAAAGACATCTGGAATGTTATATTAGAAAAATTAAATCTACAGCATTTACCACATGACACACGACATACATTCGTTTCTGAGATGTACCGAAAAGGAGCAAAAGAGTTGTATCTACAACGAATTATAGGTCACTCAGATGGTAATGTCACACAGCATTATACGCATGATGATATAGCTGATTTATTGAAAGAGATTAACAAAATTGACTATAAATAAGTGTGTATTGTATGTGTATTGCGAGTAAAAACACATACAAGAATATGTGTCTTGTATGTGTATTATTTAGTCAAATTTACCCCTATTTAAACCTCTTATAAATCACAAAAACCCTTGATATTACTGGATTCTCGAATTTTGTATACTATTATACATGTAATTTCGATATCTTGTAAATCAAGGGTTTTTGCTATATTTTGTGTATTGTAAGTGTCATACAGAAATGAACACTCACCAACCACAAATCACTTTACTTATTGATTTCTTTTGTAGCAGCGATGAATCTAGTAAGCTCTGCATCGAATCTATCTTCTTCATATTCGATTCCCAAACTCTCACAAGACACTTTTACAAGATTCAAAACGTAAGCACGTTTCTCAGCTCCATCCTTATAAAGTTTCTCAGCTTCCACTGCTGCATCTTTCATAACAACTAATAGTTTAGAATAATTTTTTTCTTTGATTATTGTTTTAATAGCTTTAACATATTTAATTGTAAGTGGAACAATTACACTGATCGCACCACAAATTGCAACGATTAAATCAATCCATTCTTTCATAATAAAATACTCCTTTTTATTAAATTAAACATATTACTGCACTTACGATTGCACCTACGATTCCAGTTATAACCGAAGTCCAAACTGTCTTTTTTAAATGCTTGTAGTTGTTGAGAGGTTCTTTTTCAATGTTGTCAACCTTCATTTCCAACTTTTGAACACTTTCATTAGTAACTTTGATTTGTTCTACTAAACGAACCATAGTCATTGAGTTTTCATGGATTATTTCAGCCAACTTTTCAAGAGCTTCGATACGTCTTGTGTTCTGTTTTTCACGATCTTCAGTTGCGGTTAATCTATGTTCAAATTCTAATGTCTTTTCCATAGTCAACTATCCTTAAATAAAATATATATCTAACGCAGCATTGTTATCTTTAAGAGAATAACCGTTACCATCTTTACCTAATCTAAAAACGGTTAACCCACTGCTTGTAGAAACATTCATCTCTAAATCATAAACGTGCATCTTATTGTCACCTTCATAACATGTGTATGAAGTTCTTGCAATACCGTTTTCAAAAACGTATATAGGACTAAAATAAACACTCACCGCTTCACGTCTAAGTGCTATAACAACCAAAGTTCCAAATAAAGAAGAACTTACAGTAAACTCAGAACCTTCGTTGGTAACAGTAAAATCTGGGAGATCAATGTTTATATTGTCGGCTCTATTAGCTCTAGTAGCACGATAAGCTGAATCAGCTGTAGTCGCATTATCAGCTGTTAAAGCATGCCCAGCATTAGTAGCTTGAGCAACTACTGTGTTACCTTCAGCAATATCTTCCACAACTTTATCAATGGTATTTTTAACTAATTTTTCACTTGGATATTTAGTGTCGCTTGGTACTTCACTAAATTCAGTAACTTTATTACTGGTCTTTTCTAATTCAGTCCATGTTGTAGCCATATTAGATTTCCTCCCCTATATAAATGCTATCACCGCATTTAATAACGTCACCCACTGCTACATCAGCTGGTAACTCATCAACTTGTTCAATGACTTCAGACACACCAGTAATAGCACCAGAGCCATTATAAGCAACTACACCTTCACCTAGGTTTAGGTTGTTTACTGTAGCATCGTCTAACATTGTGTCGATTGATTCAGCGATAGCTGGGAATGTATCATCTGAATCGACTTCAAGACTTGGTTTAATAGCTTTAAGTTGTTCGACAATTAACGCTTTACCTTCTCTTGAACAAACATCACCGTATGATTTATTTGTATAAACTGCTTTGTTTACTCCATCGCTATAACATTCATTATAATATGAACAAGTTTCACCAAAACAATTTGAGTAAATTCTACAATAACATTTCTTTTGAACATCATCAGCAGTTATAGCTGTTGTTTGAAATACACTTAACTTTTTGTCAAGATATAACACCCCATCCACTAAGTAACCGTTTTCATTAGAGGTGATTTCTGATGTTGAAGTTGCAACTACCACATTTTGTTCATCTACTAATATATACATTAAGCGTTACCTCCTAGGGTATAAATAACAATCTCATCTCCAGCTACACCACTCTTTTTAGCTACACCGTCTATTTTAGAAATAGCTTTTTGTATTTCATATACATAACCCAAATATGGAACGTTATTACTTATTACACTACCATCAACTGAAACTTGGGTTAATGTTGGATATTTGGTTGAATTTTTATATAAAATACTAACTCGGTTATTCATTGCCACCGTAACTTCCACTTTATCACCCATACTAGAAACTATTTGATTTTCACCCATAGTTATTGTATCACCATTTATATTTAATAAATTAGCTTTACCATCGTAGATGATCATGTATTTACCAGTTTCATATTCAGCAATACGTATAGATGATATGCTACCAAAATTAGTTGCAAGTGTGTTTACTTTTGTCAACTCTAATGAATTTGAGCTTATGTTAATGATACTAGCGTTTAATATTGCGTTAGTTGATTTATAAACAACCAGTGCTTTAGTGTCACTTATTCTTTTTATATCATTAGGGTATACATCAGCAGCACCAGTCACTGGGATGGTTGCTGATTTAGAAATTTTGTTCGTACTTTCATCATACGTAAACATCGCAAGTTCTAATCCACCGCCATGTGTACCACTATCCATTGTTATTAATACTTTATTTGTGGATATATTCTCACAAGCTGTGTAATCACTATAGATACCGTATAGAATTTCAGATGAGGTAGCATTGGCTATCGTTAAATCTGGGTACACCGAATGTGATATTGCATACCCATCGTCACCCACTTTTATATATGTAATAAATCTATTTTGATTAAATTTAGCCAGTTTTATAGGTGAACCACTTGTACCAAACAATAAGGTAGAAGTACCAGCTGTTATTTTGTCATCTGTTATTGATATTGTAAACGCACGAACACCTTCTGAATCAATATCATAAGCAACTACAGCTAAATCATCCGTTAATTTTACAATATCCATTTCTATGATTCCATCTGACATGACATATTCATCTAATAAAACTGGTACTACGTTTGGTGTAGTGTCATATAGTCTAAATTTACATGAGTCTCGTTCACTCATAGCGATTAAAAGTCGGTTATCACTCATTTCAACCATAGCTGAAGATTGAGCCACTTTAGTATTCAATACTATATCTGAGATAACCGCATTTTGTATTTCTTCTACACCCACTTTTTCTACAAAGTTACCAGCTTTTATATCTTCAGAGTCAGCATGTATTGTGTAAGTTGCTTCAACAGCACCCTTAACTCCACTTCCACCGTTATAACTTATTTTTCCTACAGCCATAATCTAAACTCCTTGTATGTAGTTATAATTTATGGTAATGTCAGATGTCGCTTGTTCTTTAGCATAGAATGTGACTTTGTTAGCACTTGTTTCAGAATATTGTGCTAACCCACAATCTTGAGCAACTTCTTCTGTATCTAAAGAAACAGATCCATTAAATACATCTTTAGCGGTAATACCAGAAAGAGCTAGTTCATATTTGAACTTATATTCACCTACAGCTGTACCAAGAGCTACCCATTTACTAGCAGTTAATGTGGTAGTTCCAGTTGTTACCTTCTTAGCTTTGGTGTTGGCGTTATCTGATATAGATTTCAATGCAGCATCAATTAAATCTGCGTTTGTATTAAAATCGTTTATATTGTAAAAATCAGATTCCTCTGGTTTTATTAAATTATAATTTGTTGTATTCGTAGCCATTTATAACTCTCCTACTTTATCATAAATTGTGAGCCGATTCTCAACTCGTCATGAGTAGAACTAGCTAACTCAGAATATCTATAAGTTGTAAAGTTTTGATGTTGGTTATACAATAGAGATACGTCTATAATTAAGTTAGCTGGAGTCACTTCGTTCAATAATTCACGAACAGACTCAAGCATGTTACTAGAAGTAAGTTGTATCCTAACCACTAACTTATATTCTTCAGCTTTCAACTCACATGTGTATTGATTTTCACCACATAATGTATTAAGGGTTTCCTTCAATTTAGCGAAAGTGTAATTACCATCTTGGTTTACTTTTGACTTAATGTGAAGTCTTCGGTCTGACAATGTACCTTTACCATCTAAGTGTAAAATGTTTTCCCAACGTTCAATTCCCACTATACTTAAATCATCCAAAAATTGGTCTTTTAAAGTGTTTTTAACTACTTCCCACACCAAACAAAACTCTGGATTCTCACTTGTGTGTATTGCTTGAAAATCTTCAATTTGTTGTAATATAGTAGGTAAATACTTAATCAACTCTGGACTATATTTATTAATATCCATACACTACGCTCCTACTACAAATGTAACGTTTCCAAGTGAAGGAATCTTATTGTTTGCAACAGAAATTGAGTCGTATGCAGCAGTACCAGCAGCATCAGTGAATTTAACTAATGTAAGTTCTTCAAATCCAGTTACAGATGAAATATAGCTGTATAATTGTTGAGCGTTGAGTAATAATGAACTTTGGTTTTCCCAATCTTGCTTAATGAGTTGTATGTAAGCGTTTAATCGTTCTTCCACATCAACTCTAATATCATCGAACGACATACCATCTACTAACTTACCAGTAATCTTCACATGAACCGCTTCTTCGGTTGTTGTGTCAATATGTACAATATGACCTATTGGGGCAATTCCACTTCCATTACCATCGTTAGTAGGATCAATCTTGTCTTGAATAGTTTCTATTAAAGTAGGTGTAGCAAGGTTTAAATCAGCATCCAAAATGAATATTCTTACGTGACCACCTTTACCACTTACTCCATTTTTATCTGTGTTAGGGAACACTTTTACAGCTCCTACTGTAGCACCCATCGCATTTGTATCTTTAATCTTGTGTTTATAATCGTCAATGTTTCCACCAAATGTCGTAGTATTTAAGCTATTATAATATTTTTGACGGCAACTCTCAGTTTCTTCCTCATCATCACCACGTAATAATACTGCGTTTGATGGAATCACCGCACTTTCCATTCCTTCGATTTCATTTCCGATTATAATAAGATTTCCAATAGGATAGTTACCAGCATCACCAGCTGTTTCACATTGGAGTTTAAACTCACCAGCTGCTAACCCATCTCTAGTCGCTGGATCAGTAAACGCTATACAAGTGTAGTTTAAGTTATCTATATTAAATCTATTGCCTATAACTAAATTATCTGTTATAGTAGATGGTGTGATTACACATTTCAAAACTGCATGTGTAGCTGGGTTTGGATACAAACCTCTTTCACTCATTCTCTTTAATAAATATTCTCTACTACATGTATCTACAAATGTTTCATTTAAAATTGCATCCAACTGAATGTATAACTCTTGTAACTCAGCTGCTGCTGGAGCATTTGCATTATAAAGCAAACTACCTTCCCTCTTATCAATAGAATTAGAAACTCTATTCAACATTCTATTTAATAACAATTCATATGTTCTATCTTCATACGCCATTTATAACTACCTCCGTATTATTACTCACATCTCCATAAATAGTATGAGCGGTAAACGTAACATGTAACTTTTCTCTGTTTCGTTCAAAGCTAAAACTATCTACACTTGTTATTCTGTCATCTTGCATCAACGCTTCTGTAATTCTTCGTTGTACCTCTGAAATAACGTAACTGTTATCTTTTCCATAAAGATCATTAACCGCTAACCCATAATCCCAAGAATATATCAACCACTCATAACGTTCTGTATTTAGGATTAAATATATAGCTTGTTTTATAGCATCCAATTCGTCTGTATATCCAGTTATACGGTTATTCTCCAAGTCTAACTTGTATGTCTTAGATGGTAAATCACTTATTTCAAGAGTAGTTAATTCTACTGAATATGATTTTGGTATCATAGTTTTACCTCGTTTAAATTTTAAGTAAAGCCTTAATTTCTCTAATTCTATCTCTAACAACCTTTGCTTGAACTTTAAGTTCATTAAAATCAGCATAGTCTTTATCAAAATACTCATCGTGAGCAACCGTAAAGTCATCTTGCCATTGTGATTGTTGCAGTTGTTTGGCAAAGTAGTTGTCAAACCACGCAGTTAGTTCATTAAGTTCATTGTTTAATTCAAATTGATTTTGTCTTGTTTCCATTTCAGCGATTTCTTGCTCGGTAAGTTCTCTTTCAATGATTTTTTCTTTGCCAGTTCTTGCGTCAAAAATTGTTTCTGTTATCTTCATACTTAATACCTCTTATATATTTTTATATTTCCAGCTGTTGTAACAGAAGAATTTGAACTACCAAATGTTATTGAATTAATTGTGTAATTTGGAACAGATGCTTTTGAACCAACTACACTTCTAACATAATAAATGCTTTGGTCAATACCACCACCAACACTATTAAACATAACACCACTTTCTTTTGTAATTGTTAAAGTTATATGATATCTCGACTCATATATAAACATTGAACCCATATAGAATGAGTTAGTCCAAACCTTTCCACCACCAGTAACGGAACTAGACGCATGGTAAGTTTGATAAGCGTTCCAGAAATATGTTGCTGACTGGTCTCCATTAACATAAAAATACATATCTGTTCCAGCAGATGCGTTTCCAGTTATAAAAATATCGTATGTTCCTTCTGTTAAATCAGTGGTTATAGTATGAGTAACTCCACTTGAATATGATGTATTAACCAAAAGGTTTTCTTTATTTTCATCTTCATCTTCATCTTCATCTGGTGTAAAGTAATTAGAAAAAGGCTTTAACTGACCATCTGTTTGCATTTGCTTAAGAGTTTCTTCGTCTTTAACATACGCATTGATTGACTCATCAACTTCATATTCTGTTTTAGTTGCCATTTACTTCCCCCTTCGCCTCTGTCTTGCATTGTTCAACATAAGTATTATATTCAGCGAAATCTTGTGGTTTAGAGTCACGTTGGCGAAGTATTGCAAGTTCTTGGTCGATTGTGTATCGTTCTCTAATCTTTGAAACAACTAACTGTTCATAAGAGATAGTGTTTTCTTGTTTTTTTCTAGCATTATATTTGTCAAGATTAAAGGTTAAATCATCATTGAAATCTTCAGCAACACAATCATCTTTCTCAATTTCAATAATCGTGAAATTGTATGGTGGTTCAGTGTATGGAATATCTTCTCTCAAGTTTTTGTCAATATAAATTAAACCATCTGGTTCTTTTCTAATTGCTATCTTCATACTACCTCACCCCATAAATTTTTGAAATATAAACTTGGTCGCTATTTGTGTAAGATACCCCATTAAATGAACATCTACAATGTATGCCGTTACCACTAGGATTATATAATAAAACAAGATTCCAAGTTACTTTGTTTACATAACCAGCAGCACTTGCATCACTATAAGCACAACAGTAGCTTGCTATCAACCAATCGCTACCTACTGGGTTTGATGTTAAGTCCATTCTAAATACACGAGACCAACCACCAGTGTTAGTAGAGCCGTTTGGATATACAGTTACAACAACATCTAAATAATGATAATCATTAAACTTTGTCGTAACAAGTGGCGTTTGTTTAACCCCACTTGTAAACCCTAAATTAACATTACTATCACTTGATTTCATATCATAGATTGTTTCATAAGTGCTAATTTCTCCGTTAGTGATTTTAACACCATTACCCTCAAATAATTCAGTTCCTATATAAGTTGCGTCTGGTGATTTTTTAATTCCTATAACTAATACTGGAATGTTTGCAGTGTTTGTTTTTGCTTCTCCACTGTTTGAACCACGCCAACAATCGCCAAATTCAATATAATTTGAACCAGCCTTAACACCTCTATAAAAAACAAAAACATTACTTCCAGACGAGTGAACTCCACTCATTTCATAAGTGTTTCCATCTGGTTTAATTTCTGTTGTCATATATCGGTTACCATAGCTTGCGTTATAATATACAATTTGTATTGTTGAGTATGTGTTTAAGTTTTCATCTGTCAAAGTTATAGTTCGTGGAGCAAATTCGCTTGTTGGATATGGGTTAGTCCAGAGAGTTTTTGTTTTAATCCCACCAAAATTTCCAGCAACTTTAATAAGGTTTCCTTCAGCATCAGTAATATAATGTGCCATTATTCCCATACCTCCCAAATTACTTTTGAACCACCAGCTGATCTAATTAAACTATCAACTTCGTCTTTTGTATAAGTGGTTTCCTTATCAGCTTTAGCATCTAATTCGGTTTTAGTAACCAAGCCAACCTCACTTGGGTCTTTCCAAGTAGGAGTTCCACCAGTGGTCTTCGTATCCCAACCGCCATAAGCTCTGTTTGCGGTATTAGCAACGAGAATCTGACCAGTTGTTCCACTCGATGTTGGAGCATATATATCTGTATTAGCGGTATAAGTATGACTTCCATTAAAATAAGGTAATGCAGTTGCAATAGCTCTTTCAGTTAATGGTTCTACATAATCAGTTTGAAGGGTTGGATTATTTCCACCGCTGTTAGGAGCTAACGGAACATAAGTTTGGTCTTTAATAGACGGTATCTCACTTTTATCAGCTTTCTTTTCAAGAGATCCTTTTATTTCAGTGTCATCATAATTATTTAAACCAGCTAACTTGGTTTTTTCTTCTGTGGTATAACTAGCAGTCGTGTTATCCAGAACATCTTTATTAGAGTGAGTGTGAGTTGACTGCTTTAATGTTTCTATCTCTTTTCTAGCAGTAGCATCTTTAACTGTATAACACTCACCAGTTTTCTTATCTCTTATATGACAAAAACATTTCTCAGCCATAATCAACTCTCCACAATTAATTCTTCATTCTCTGGGTCATAACCCAAGTTCAAATCACTTCCACCGCTGCTTCCACCGCTACTTCCACTTGGTAAAATGAAATACTTTTTACCACCTTGAACACGTAGCATTGTAACAGCATCACCCACAGAATAATTAGATGGAATATAATCACCAGTTAAGTGTGTATCACTTAAAATTAATTTCTGGTCGAGTTTAACTTTAAATGGGTTTATAGATAATACACTACCGAAAACCACTTCAACTGGTTTACTAGCTTTAACAGCTTCTGTACTCATCTGTTTGATCAATTCAATTAAACTCATTCGTTAAACTCACCACCTTTCACTTTAAGAGTCATTACGTGATGGTTTTCACTTATAGTGTGAGTAACTTCCTCAACCATCATGTAATTAGAGATTTTCGCATCCCCCAAATCCAATCTAACTGGAACTAATGTGCCACCCATCACTCGTATATCACCTAATTGGTTTTCCAAGGTTAAACTTTTAGATTTTTGGTTATATAGTTCAAGTAACTTTGCAGCCTTTGTCTGTCCGTCTTCTTCCTCACTGAAAGTATCGAAGTATTGCAGCACACCCCATTTCTCAATATTGTTTGGGTCACTTGCGTACACATATTTTCGACTATCCATCGATTCGGAATCACCATTTGATGAACGATATAAAACTACACTATTGTATGTTTCACCATCTATGCTACTTGTATAACTGAAGTTTTCTCCAGTTTCTTCATCTAGTAAAATATCTAGTTTACGAGACTCAATGTCTTTTAAACAAACCTTTCCCATGTCATCATATAAGACATACATCTTACCATTGTTCATAGTCGTGTCGTCTAATGCGTTTAATATAATATCGATTAACGCTACATTATCTTCAACTGTATTGAGTAAATGTTCAGTATTATCTAATTTGCCAATTTGAAGACCAAAATCTTCACAAATCATTTTAACCACTTCATCTGCACGTTGATTTTGTATAGCGTATGAATATTTGTTTTTTAGATACCTAAGTTGATCGTAAGCTGTGATTTGTCTCTCATCGTCTTTACTACCAGTTATTTTAAATATGAAACCGTAGAAAGCGTTTTGACCGTCTATTTTAACTCTTACTGGGTCACCTTCTTCATATTCAATTATGTCATCCCTTATTAAAGTGAAAGTAAGTGTAGAAGGTTCACCTTTACGTACTGATTTTAGTTCGATACTATCTTTTAAGACTGGTTGGTATATTGAACCATTGTGTTCTATAATAAGTTCAATCATATAATCACCTACTTCAATTTCAACACTTGGTTAGGGTATATTAAATTAGGATTCTTAATATTATTAATTTTAACTATATCCCTATACTTTTGACCATCACCTAAATACTTTTTAGCGATTGCCCAAAGTGTATCACCAGTTTTCACTACATATGTATCTGGAATAGCTTTTGTGTCAGTACGAGTTGATTGTTTACTAGCCGAAACAGTGGTTGAATTTCCAGTAGTAGATGCTATAACTAATTTCTTAGTCTTATATGCGATATATTGTTTAAGGTTTACACTAATGTCAACATCAAATCCATTATCAACGTCATCTACAATATTGTAATCTTCCAATGAAACTGTTATATTTGTATCATATAGATTCCCACCAGTTGGTGTTCTTCTAATAACTTTAAACTGGAAAGGTCTTTTATTTACTTTTAAATCTTCAAGTTTCTTTGTATAATAAAGAACATCTTTAAACTCATTATTTTGATATCTAGCAAATGGATATTTTGTGATTTGTGGAATTGTGAATTTAAAATCTATTTCAGTCAAACCAGCTGACTGAAGTATGTTTATTTCACTTCCATCTATTAAGTTTATAGTTTTATTTTGGTTTTTAACTTTCAATGTAATATTAGAAGGTGTTATAGGTAACAACACATCATCTATATATACAAGATAACCATTACTAACCATTATAACACCTCCTAAATATGTACACCTTCAGCTGCAATACTCATTGATTCGTATAGTTTTTCTTCTAACGCACTAACAATTCCGTCTATATCTTGTGTTCCAGTTATTGTATTTGAGTTTTGCATATCTATTTTAATTTCAGCAGTGGTAAATCTATTAACTGCTCGTTGTGTAGCCAACTGTCTGAGATATTTTAAGTCTTCGCTTGATATAGAAGTATTGTCTGCTATATCACCTACATCTCCAGCTATATCACCTAATCCAGTAGAAAAGTCTTCCCAACTTGGGAGTTCAGAACCAAGCGAATCAAGTCCACCACTTCCTAAACCACCAAACATACTTCCTACTTTATCATCAATACCTTGACCAAATTTATATCCAGACTTATAAGCATCACCATATCCCAATCTGTCAATAGCAAGATTATCACTTAATGAGCTACGTTCAAGGGTAATAGCTTGTTCGTTTTTACCCCATTTAGTAACACTACTTTTTAATGATTTAAGTCCAGCAGTCCAATTTGTTCCGAATATAGCATCTATAATTGTCGTTACAACTGTACCTAAAGATAAGAACCAACCTATAATAGTACCGATTAAATTAGCTACAGCATCGCCAAAACTATTAAATCCACCGTTAATTACGTTTAATACCCATTCAACTATACTTATCACAATATTAACTGCTGTATCAATCAACTGAAGTAAACCCTTTAGTACTCCAACAACTATATTCCATATAAACGCACCTAACGTAAATATAGCACCCATTATTACACCAGTCGCACTGATTGTCGCACCAGTTACTTTGTTTATAGCTGCCACAACGAGATAAACTAATCCGATTATTATAATTATTCCAATGGCGATTAATGAAATAACAAACGCAACTGTACTACCAAACATCAATGTAACAGCAGATGCAGCAGCAGTACTTCCAGTGTATAAACCAATCGCCATTCTAACCATTGTAATAACACTTGCAAATACACCAAATATTTTACTAATTGCACCCACTATAAATAATGCTACAGTTCTAGTTTTAGCAATTAGTAATTGGATGTTCATTGCGGCTAACGCTAATACAATAGTCCATACAATAGGAGCTATTAATGACCAGTTATCAGATATAAAGTTAAAGATTTTAACAGCAGCACTGAATATTAACACCATTACGTTTGCAACGGTTACTATTGCACCACCTAATATACTAAAGAATTTATCCAACTCACCGTTACTTAATAATGAGGTCAATTTCTTCCAAACTTCATCGAGACTTCTTATGACAGTGTTTTTCATTTGAGTCCAAGTTTGGTCGAATGTATAAGGCATGTCTTCAAATTTCTTATTAATATCATCACTGGCAGCAAACATAGCACCTATCATGACATCAGCTGTAATTTGACTTTCAGATGCAAGTTTTTTAAGATCACCTATTCCAACTTCTCCCCATTTACCTATACCAGTCATATACTCAGCAATAGCTTGAGTGTATAATGGAGCAGCTTCAGATACAGCTCTAAATTCTTCACCCATCAATCGACCAGTACCAAGAGCTTGTTTTAACTGCAACGCAGCAGAGTAAATTTCTTGACCAGTTGCACCAGAAACAGTAAACATCTTTTGCAATGTTTCTGTAAATGCTACGACATTTTGAGTACTACCAAACTTATCACTTGCAACAGCAGAATATTTTGATACCAAATCCATCATGTCAAGATAAGAACCTCTCGACCTTTGAGCAGATTGATAGATCATTTCAGTTAGTTCTTCGGTTGTTTGGAGACCATCATTGAATAATTTCAAACGAGCAGTAGAAAGCGTAACCGCATCACTCGTTTTAATTATTGTTTCAGCAGCGTTCATACCTAAGTATGTAACTGCTATTGTTTTAATAGCATCACCTAATTGTTTAAGTGGGCTAAAACTTCTGACAACAGATGAATTAAACGCATTTTGATTTCTAGTAGCAGTAGATATACCTTGTGAAACTCGTGAATATTGTGATGTGGCAGTTGCACCCATCCTCTGTACTGTTCTATTAGTAGAAAGAGTAGCTCGTTCAAGTCTGTCAAGTTGTCTTTGCATTTGCTTAAACACTCTGGAAACTTGGTCTTCAGCTTTAATGACAACTCTGACTATTTTTCCACCAGTAGCCATTCACTTATCTCCTTCTAGGTTTTTTAATCTTTGCTTGTTCAGCCTTTTCTTGTTCAACTTGAAGTAAAATAGATGCTGTTATAAAAGCTCGTTCTTTCACATCAAGTTTAAGAAACTCTGAAGGTAGCAAATTAAATTTATGGAGGCAATAGTGTGCTATACTAGCATCACTATCACCTCCTTCTATTAGTTTTTTGCTTCTTCTATTAGATCATCTTCCATAGCAAAACCGTTGATTTCCAACACTTTTTGACTATATTCAGTAAGTTCACCAGCTAACAACATTTTAGTAAGTAATTCTTCAGCACACATTGCTCCCCAACTGTTTTGTAATTCAACATCGTTCAAATTTGGGAACACTGTACATTTTGCACAAACTAAAGTTTGATACTTACCAGTATCTAACTCTGGCATGTATTGATTCTTCTTACCATTTACTTGTACTCGTTTGGTAGCTTGTCGCTTTAGTTCTTCGTTTTCTTGAGAACTAATTGCTCGAATCTCCCATTCCATAGGTTTACCCTTACTATCTTTAAATCTCTTAGAAGCAACAAATTTAACATTTTTTGGTTGCTCTACATTTTCTTGAAAAAACGCACTTAAACCAGACATAATAATATCTCCTTAATTTTAATTTTATGATTACATACCAGCTAACGCTGAGAATTTTTCTGGTGATTCATAGTCTTCAAATGTGAAGTCTACGTCTTGTTCTAACCATTCACCATCTGCATCAAATGCTGCAATTACAGCACCATCTATATTACAGCCTTTAAGAATTTTAGTACTTCTTCCAGCTGCACTTGTAGGATCTTCGTTAGTGATTTGTAAGTCAAAATATGTATCTTCACCAGTTAATTTGAATTTTTCGCACATATCATCGAACAATTCAGTGTTCTTGTAGATTGTCATAGATCCAGTTCCATTCCAACCAGTTGACTTATGACCAACACCAGTTTTACCAAGAATAGCAACTTCTGATTTATTCTTTTCAAAAGTTGCTTCCAAATTCTTAGCTTGGAATAACAAATAACGGTTTGAACCTACAATTACATAAGCAGTGGCAAGTTTTGCACTAATCGCATCTTTTGCGTTCATTGTAACAGCCATGTTCTACCTCCTACTGTACCATTACAGTCAAATATAATTGACTCATAGTATTAACGATTGTAACTTTATCATTGATTACAACAGCACCTTTGCTATCACCAATAGAAACGGTTGTATCTTCAGAACCATATCCTTCGATAGCACCCAATCTCTCAAGTTCTTTTCTGTTATCAACAAGTCTGTTCCACAAGCTAATTCTTCCATCAGCATTGTTTTGAACTTTTCCTAAAAATTCATTATTGAAAATAATTGCACTGTCAGTTGCAATTTGGTCTGCAATTCTAACAGATTGATTATATTTAATAATGTTCACATCTACACAATCTTCAGTAGTAGATACCAATGTATTAATATCTTCCAATACTCTATAGTCATCACTTACTCTATGGAATACAAAGTAACCATCTTCAAGTAATGTAACGAGTTCAGCTTGAGAATGTGAAATTGTGAGATCTAACTCACCATCGTAAACGCTATTTGTAAGAGATGCGTTAATTGCACAACCAGCACAAGCACCACCTACCCAGTTTACTAATCTAACATCGTCATAAACACAAATTACACCTTCATAGTTTGGAGCAGCCATACCTTCTACGTATGGAACAACTACTTGAAGTTTAATACCATGTTCATTACGAACTTGTTTAACAAACTCTACCACGTCTTCGATAACGTCTACTACTTCGCTTTCACATACAACTACGTTTACTGAATAAGCTTGGATTGCTTCCAAGAAGTTAGCATAGTCTGTAATGATCACATCACTCACATGTTTTGTAGAATCTACTTTATAAACATATGCGTAAGTTGCATGTTTGAACACTTCTCTAAGTGGTTGTAAGCTTGCATCACTAGCTGATACACCAAACAATGCTTCAGCATTACCATTAAACTCAGAAGCAGCGATTTTCTTAACAGTATCAACTGCAAAATCGTCAGTAGCTTTACCAGCTAACAATAGACCAACAGAACCTCTTTGTGAAAGCACGTCAGTATTTACAACTTTACTAACGATATTCACATAAGTTCCAGGCAATGGTTTGTCTTGTTTAACAAATGTTCCTCCACCTAATGCCATATTTTAATCTCCTCTTTAATTTATTAATCAATCACTACATCTGTAGCGACATTCTGCATCATTTCATCAGCAGTCTTAATTTTTCTTATAAAATACTTATAATCAACTGTAAAATCGATATACCCATTTTGAACTACGCTGTGGAAATTATCACCTCGTAATTTATCACCATCGCTTAATGTGATATATTCCAAATATTCTTCTAGTTGTGTGCCTATTACGTCAAGTTTATCAAACATATCATCAGATGAATCGATCTCGATTATTACTGATACAGTGGTGGTTTCCTCATATCTGTCACCAGCTTTTTTCACCCTTGGAGATGGTTCAGCTGTAACAAACGCATATGGTAATTTAACACCTTGTTCCACTTCGTCAGTGAAGATACGTTCATAACCAAATTTGGTATAGATTTGTTTCGTAACCGCATTTATTATTTTTCGTTTCATTAGAATACCTCATTAAACCATTTTTCTACTTCTTTACCCACAATCGAATTAATTTTCCTATCTGTAGCGTTAATGGCATTATCTGTGAACTTAACACCTTGTTTAAATGATGTCGGAACACGTGCATCTAAAATAGGTTTATACCCACCTTTAATCGTGAATCCTTCATCAACAAAATGTGCATAGTAATCAGTTCTACTCTTACCAGAATAACCACTTGTGTAACTACTTTTAGCCTTATTAGTAAGAACCATAGTATATACGTTTGATCCTCTACTAACTTGAGCATTTCGGTTTGCTTCCCAGCCTTTTTTAAGTCCAGTTGTAGATTTAGAATATCCACCACCGTTCCACTTTTCTGGAAATTCATAACCACCTTTGTGTTCTGGAGTTCTTTTGATGACTTCATCTAAAAAGACATCTCCCACTTCCTTAACAACATTAGTACACAATCGGTCTACCTTACCATCAGCGATGTCACCACAAAGTCTAGCAAATTCTTTAATGGTGTATTCTTTAGCCATTAAGCCTTCTTCCTCCATAATTCGATTGGAATTTCTCGATGTGAAGTATAGATAGCTGGTTCACCACTATGTTGATACTTAGTTGTAACGTCACCTTGAGTAACGTTAATTATTGATCCAGCTGGTATATCAATTTCTGGATAAGTAAATAGTTTCAAAGTTTGCACTACTTCAGTTAGACCGTTTGTGTCAGTTGGTCGAATAGTTTCTTTACTTAAGCGACCATCGTATGCTCCAGTAGTAGGATGAGTCACTTCTACTGACTTACTTCTACCAGTTTCTGGATCTTGTTTATATTCTTTCGTGGTGAATGTAAATGTGCAACCACCGTTATTTGGATCGAATAATAATTTCAAAAACTTTTTGTTATCTAAAAGCATACCCTTACCACCTTAACTGTCTAAATGAAACTAATAGCTCTTTTTTGCTAGTTACAAGATAGTTAATTAAAGCATCGAATCTTTGCTCTGGAGACTTAATATTCTCTACAGCTAGTTCAACTTTTGTATCACCCATTTGTAATGATTTAGCAATGCCATCAAAATCAATAGAAGTCATATTCAATGAACCACTATCTTTTTTATTCATTAAGAACTCACCAGCTACTTTATCAATTACATAGTAATTTAATTTAGCTGGAATTTCTTTTATATTACAAAACTCAGTAACGTCATTTGACACTTTCTTAATCAGATACTCAAGAAACTCTTTATCAGCTTCCGTATAGGTGTATCCAATCCACGCAAGTCTCTTTTTAACATCTTCTAACATCTATTTACTCCTTAAAAGGTTTTTGTAAGACACTCAATTAAGAGTGTCTTATTATTAACCTCTTGAAATAATTCTTGAAATAGCGATTGCTTTGTGGTCAACATAGTTAGATTCACCATCGCTTACAAGTTCCCAGTTTTCACCTTTTTCAAAGTCTGTTTCATCTGGGCAAACCTTTGAATCATCTTTATATGAAATGTATCTTGGAGCAAGTACTTTTCTTTCACGAATATAAAGTGTATCTTCACCACCGTTCTTAGATGCGTTTCTATCCATTTCATATGGAACTTTAACACCTAAATCTTCGTATACAAATGCACCTTCACCAAGTACATAAGTTGTGTATTTAGCACCAGTAGCATCTGTTTCAACTGGAAGTAATTCTCCACCTTCGTTGTTATTATTTGGTACATAAGCTGAAACATGTAAATCTACATTTCCATCTGCATCTTCATGCTCTGTACCTACTGGATAATAAACAACATAAGATTTATTATAATCATCTGAATCAAATGTGAATAAGATTTCGCATAATAATTCATTTCCGTTTTCATCGATTACTGTTAATTGATTTTCATCTAACATTATGTACACCTCTTACTATAAATTACACGAATGGACGTGCTTGACTTGAATCTAAATAGCTTTGTAAAATAATCGTTGCTGCCATTTTATCGACAACTTTTTTACGCTTATTTCGACTGATATCTGCCTGGATTAAGACACCCTCTACTTGCATAGTTGTTAAGCGTTCATCCGTATTGGATGCTGATGCCGTCAACGGTAAAAAAGACCTTATTAAAGAGCATGTCGCTCAGAGCATCCTCTGCCTGCCGGCCCACAGTAAACACACTGGTATCCTCGCCGGTGATATCCCCGCCCAAGAGGATCAGGCGGATCCCCGGGATCCCTGTCAGCTCCATTACGATATTCAGATTATTGGTCACAACTTTCAGATTTTCTTTTTCCTTCAGGTGCTTTGCGATCAACAGGCAGGTCTTGCCCGGGCCGAGGAAGATAATATCGTTGTTATGGACCATCTCCGCGGCGATCAGCGCGATCTGCAGCTTTTCTTT